AAAGTCGTCTACCGCACCTTTAGGAACGACTTGACCATAAATAATCATTCCTGCAATAAGAATGATAACTCCCCAGAAAAGTAAAGATAAAAAACCGCTTCCACTTGATTCAGCATACTCACTCATCTTTAATCTCCTTTTTAGTTAAAGGTTAATTGTAGAGTATATTAAGGAAAATTAATATAAAAGTCAACTATTATATTAAATAAAAAACCCCCGCATAGAAGGGAGGAACTATGCAGGGGTCTTAGGAGGAACGGGTAAGTTTGCCCGCTGATAATATACAAAAATTACTTTGCAATGTCAACAGTTAATTTCTCTCTTGAGAAAAAAGATACCACCAAAGGAAAGATGATGTACTTGATAATAGCTCTGATAAACATTCGGTCAACTTTTTCGACAAGCCCACCAAAGAAACCGCCAAAAATCTTTTTGAAATCAATAAGCTCATCCAACCGCTCAATCAACTTGTACTGAGCATCAAGACTATCAAAAAGACTCATTAAGTAGTCTATTGTACTATCTTCTGTAGTAGCTTTGAGAGTTTTCATTTCATTCAGTTCGAGCTTGCCAAAAACTGTAATATTAGTAAAAATTTCGGCTGTATTTCTCCAACTGACTTCTTTTCTTACCTCATCACAAACTACAGCATCTAAAGTTTCTCTATAATTCGACATACTTACTCCTTCATGGATTCAACAAAATCAATAAATTCAGTTAAATTATTCACGCTCCGAGAAAGCCCATCAATAGGCTCGTTCCAAGGTCTAATCATTCTTACTGTAACTTTCCCTTCTTCAACAAATTTTCTCAAGTTCGTAGGACTATCATCTAAATAAACATCATAGTCCGTTTTTTCCTTGCCGTCTTCGTCTGTATCTTGGTGGTCAATCCATACTCTGAACTCATCAATAGGAAACCTGTAAACATAAAACCAGTAATGAGTCCAAAACGCCGTCTGTCTATTCTGATAAGTCAAAATATGAATTGTATGTCCTAAACTTTTCAGTTTCCTTAAATCTCTGGCTACATTAGAATAAGTATCTGCACCAAGGAAAATCTCTTTAGAAAAATGATTAAATGCAAATTCATAGATGCCTGTTCCTATTGGAAAGAACTCTTCGAGACTCCAAGAAGTTACAGGTTTCACTACATGATTAGGATATTCTTCTTTATAAACCTTTACAAGCTGCCCAACAAAATCTCTTAGCACTCCATCACAGTCCAGACCTAATCTCATGAATTTTCCCCTTTTCCATGCGCATAGCCCCTTGCGTAGCCATCCTTATCCCCCTCACTGTAACCATCGTCTCTGGCTTCTTCTACTCGACTATCAATTTCTTCCTTTGCGTCTTTGTATCCGTCGTCGTAACCTTCCTGATAATCCTCATCATCAGCAAGCTCGAAACCAACCATAGCTTCTACCAAACCATCTTCAACGCCGATAGAGAAAATAAAACGAAGGTCATCTCTCTGCTCTTGACTCAAAGAGTAGTAAAGTCTCTCCGCTACTGCACGCCTGTCTTCCATCATGTCCTCCTATTTGTTAAGATTTTCTTTTTCTCTCCGGCTGTCATAGATACAGTAACCAATCAGAAAAAGAACACCAAGAAAAATAGCAGTTTCCATCACTCACCTCCCTTGCCCTCTGTAATCAACAGAAAACTTTTTCTGGTGGTTCTTCTTTCCGTGTCTGCGTTTGGAAAGATAAGAAGAACCGATAGTAGTTTTCTTCTTAGTAGATTCGTGGTACAATAACCCTTTTTTCATTTTCTCCTGGTTTACCAAACCTGCCTAAATCACAAGTTCGGAAGGCCGTCTTTCTTCGGCCATTTTAGACGCTTTATCACAGACTGCTCCGAAGAGTCTGACATCCGCTCCACGTCCGTTTTTAGACTGGTCCGTGAACCCACTCCGGCCCAGTATATTCAACGCCTCCTTACCTTAGTCTTGGTTCCAGTTTAATGTCTTTAACAATATAAGCTGAAATTAATCCAGAGTCAACAGAAATCTTTTTCCCTACCCATTCTGGATTTAAGTCTTGGTCAGGAAACAACCTGAAAAGATTTCCACAAGAATCAGCACAGTTGTAACAACCATAAAGAATATCAATACTATTCACTGTAAAGAATCTACGATTCATAATCAATCTTTCGTTCTATTACTTTATACTCATGTCTTATCTTTTCAAATTCTTCTTCGTGCATTATTGCAAGTTCTTTCACATACCCATTGTCAATAAACCAATAGATAAATAACTTGTTAAGTGTTTCAAAATCAAAATAGGAAGATTCTAAATAGATTTTTAGAATTTGTATAAAACTCTGTAATTTCAAGTCTTTTATTGGTTCGTCTATTAGACCTTCCGATTCATTAGATTTAATAATAAGTTTAAGCCTGTCAGCATCTTCAATAGCATTATCTATTTGGTAATAAGACGCTTCCTTGCCTAACTCGAAAGCTATCTTTTGTTCTTTCAGAACTAAATAATTAGTCCAACCCATTTTGTCCTCCTATGGAAGAATAAGATGAGATTTCTTTTCTTCCTGTTTCTCGAACTTGCCTTCAATACCTCTTCTACCGTCTTTCATAACTATTTCTTTTGTCTTGTACTTACAATTAAGAACATTTGACAATGCAAAAATCAACTGCAAACAGTAATTAACCCCTTCTTTAAGTTCTGCTACTTCTTTTTCAAGAACTTGAACAGCATCCCAAACTTCTTCCTCTTTACTCACTTTTTCCTGGTTTACCAAACCTGCCTAAACCACAGCAGGGATGGAAGGACGCCTTTCTTCGTCCATTTTAGACGCTTCAACGAGGATTGCCCCGAAAGGTCTTACGCCCTCTCCACGTCCGTTTTTTACTTGCTCCGTGAACCCACTCCGGCGCAAGATGTTTAACGCTTGCCTTTCAATATTCAAGGCAGCGTTCAAATCTCGATTCAGCACCGCTCCACATTCACAAGTCCATTCTCTGTCAGCCAAAGTCAAGTTACCATTGATGCAACCGCAAAAGTGACAGAGCTTGCTAGAGGGAAAGAAACGATCAATCTCCACCACCACCCCGCCGTACCACGCACTCTTGTAGGATAGCTGCCTCTGGATTTCACCAAACCCCGCATCCGCGATTGATAGAGCCAGGCGGTGGTTCCTGAGCATCCCGGCGACATTCAAATCCTCAACGCCAATGATCTGGTACGTACTTGCGATTTTGGCGGTTATCTTGTGTTGGCAGTCCAGCCGACGATTGGCAATGCGCCGGTGAAATCTTGCCAACTTTGCTTTCGTACAATTCCAACGACCGCTTCCTTCTTGTCGGCGGGACAATTCACAATTCAATCGCTTCAGCTTTCTAAGTTCCAATCTCAAGAGCTTTTGGTTTTCAAACTCTCGACCATTACTTAGTACGGCTAACGCCTTGATTCCTAAATCAACCCCAACCGACTCTTGCGGGTGCTTGTGTTCTGGTGGCTCGACCTCTACATTGACAGCAACATACCAATGTCCCGCGTCCTCTGAAATCGTAACGGACTTAACCCCACCATCAAACCTCAGCATCTCAGCCATATTGATTGGCTCATCTAATTTTTCCAACTTGAGCCAATGTCCATCTATTTTGACGCGACTACCGTCCATCCTAAAGGACTTTTTGGAATGCCGCTTAGATTTGAAACGGGGATAGCCTTTCTTAGTGTCGCCATTTTTACACCGACGAAAGAAGTTGCTAAATGCTGTGTCAAGGTTGCGAAAGCCGGTGTCTACGGCACACTTTGAGATTTCCATAGACCAGGGGAATTGCTCACGCCTGATAGCATTGAATTGCTTTTTCAGGACGTAGGCCGATGGTTTCTCGCCAGCTTCGTATTGGCGTTGCCATTCTGCCAGACCCCAGTTGTAAGTGAACCGTGCCGTGCCACTCGCTTGAAGCAACCACTGCTCCTGTTCTGGCGTTGGGTTCAATCGAATCTTATGCGCTTTCTGCATCAGGGTTGTCCTTGCGCTTTCGTCCGCCTCTCGCGCCATAGATTCTTGAACTGAAACTTACAATGATAGTTAGAATATCCTCGACCAGTTCTTCGTGTTCGCTCTTTCCTTCTACTTGTTCGAGAACTTCCACGGTGCAACCCACACCCTTGAAAAATCGCTCGATAGTTCGGAAGCCAAAGCGGGTAAGTCTATCTCGATGTTCAACCACAACCTTTTTGACTTCGCCCTTGCAAGCCGCGTCTATGACCTTGAAAAACTGACGGCGGTTGTCATTCAATCCCGAAGCAATTTCGGAGCAATCAAGAACGATACGATAACCACGTTCACCACAAGCCTCAATCAGCCGCTCGTGTTGGCGAGTAAGATTTTCGGCTTGCTTTTGCGTTGACACGCGGGCATACAGGGCTACATCCTTCTCAGTTACGGTCACGCCGTCTAATACAGACAACAAGGCTTCAACCTCTGCACTATCATATCTGCGATGTCCGCCAACGGTACGATGGTCAGTTAGCTTTCCATCCTTGAGCCACCGATGCAATGTGGTCTTGGAGAGCCGATATTTCTGTGTCACTTCCGATTGCCTCAACAGCATCCGTCATTACCTCGTTTAACCAGGTCTCGTATTCTTGCTTGTCCGGCAAGGTCTTGAATGGCGGGTCAACCTCGATGCGTTCACCGTTGACCACTACGAAATCCTCACCAATCTCATCTATAATATACATCTTTTCCATATCCTTGTCAAGTGATTTGTTCAGGTTTAGGGAAGAAAAGTCAGTTATTCGGTAACTGTTTTTTCCTCCGTTCTATTTTACTATAGTTATTAAAAAGTATAGTTAGTTAAACAACTCAAGTAAATTAAACTTGGAGTTATCTTCTCTGTCCATAACCCCAATAATTTCTTCAAAATTAATCGGGTCATCCAAAGCAGAATCCATTATTTCCTGCTTTCTTACAATAGTTTGAGCCAAATGAGCATCAATAGTTCCATTAACTACTAAATGGTAGGAGTTTACGGCATTTTTTTGGCCTATTCTTAATAGTCTTGATTCAGCTTGAGAAATATTTGCCGGAACCCAATCAAGCTCTGCAAAAACTACTGTTGAAGATTCTGTCAGAGTAATTCCCACACCTGAAGCCTGAATAGAACCGATAAATAGACGAATTTTGGGGTCTTTTTGAAACTGTTCAATAGCTTCTTGTCTTTTATCAACAGATGTATCACCTGTAATTATAACTGAATCAGGCCATTTTTCCTTAAATTTACCTAAAACGTCCTTATGATGCCCGAATAATACTACTTTTCCTTCATTTTCTAAAATATTTTCTACAAATTCAATAATTTTAGGCACTTTTTTCAGTGCGGTTTCATGTCTGATACGAGAAAGCACTTCGAAAAAACCTAAAGAATTGACTTTTAAAGACTCTACCTGAGCTTGGTAGTCATCTTTTGCCTGTTCAAGTAGTTCTTTTTCTTCATCAGATATTTCTTCATCATTTAAAAGAATAACTTGCCGAGTTAAATCAGGTAGTTCTTTCAAAACATCCTTTTTTAAACGACGAATCATGCAACTGGAACGTAACTTTGACTGCAACAAAGAAAGATTAGACGCTCCTGAAAAATCCCAAGCATACTTAACCTCCTCATTCTCTCTATCATAACCTATCCTAACCTGTTTTGCCCCACAGAACTCTTTACCAAACTGCCAATATGAGCCGAACTCTTTAGGACAAAGCTCTTGAATAGCGTTCCATAGTTCGATAGGTTTATTGAGAATAGGTGTCCCTGTTAGAAATACTTTTCTACGGGCATTTTTCAGAATTTTACTAAAAGACTTGTATCGTGCTGTTTTAGCCGACTTTATATAATGAGCTTCGTCTGCTACTACCAAGTCCCACTTTATAGAACTTAGTTCTTGTTCAAAACGAGAAAGTATATCATAATTAATAATCATTATGTCAGATTCGACATATCTTTGAGCATAGATTACGGAAATTGAAAGTTTCTTGCACAACCACTTCCATATTTCAAGTTGCCAAGTAAGTTTCATAATATTAGGACAAATGACTAATACTTTTTTAATATCAGTATTATTAATCAGTCCTATAACCTGAATTGATTTGCCACAGTTATGTACTATAATACCATTAGCTACAAAACTTCTATTAGGGTCAGACATGACAATATCATACACATCTATCATTCCGTTTTGTTCTATAGAAATAATTTTTTCTGATTTAGGAATAAACCAAACATCTGAGTCATTTTGCAGATTCAAAAAACCATTATTATGATATTTTCTACGGTGTTCCTTTATAGTCGTAAGTTTAAGATTTTCAATTCTGTTATCGCTCTTTATACCATTTAAATGATGTACTACTTCATCTTTTTCAAGAAAACGACCAAGATATTTTTCCATAACTAAAATATGTTCGTAAAAAATAGTCTTGGCCTTTCTGTTAGCAGTTCTTGGGTGGTCATATACTCCAGATACTTGAACATAGCCATCTCCATCTATAAATCTACCTTCTTTTCTTAGTGGCATACTTCTTTTGTATCTATACATACATTTTTTACAATAACCTTTAAATTTTGCTCCTGACGATGTAATTACTTTTTCATCTGACCCACACACCTTACAAACGGGTTTTCCATTAATTTTTATAGAATCACCAACACACAGACTTCCTATTTCTCGCCACCCTGTTTCTGTAAGAACTTCATGGTCTGGAGTAAGAACAAGCTCTTTGCCTCCGCTTGTTTTTATCTTAATAGTATCTTTTGTTCCTCTATAAATTACTTTTTTTATTTTATTTAAACCTAATATTCCTTCATTGTTCAAAGACTTTGTTAGTGTTGGAATAGAATCATCCCAAGAATATTGTTTTCTATAATTAGGATAGTATTCTTCGTCCAAATGATTGAATTTTAGATATAAATCTTTTAAAGAATATCTTCTCCCTATTTTTCCTCTATTAATAATTATTATTGCATCTCCACCAATACATCCCATCTCATCAGTAAGCAAAGTATTTGGATGTTTAATCATATACTCTATTCCGGCGTTTTGAAATGGGTAGTATTTCAACCCTTCCGGCGCTTTGTAGACTTTGGATGTAGTATAAGCATGAGATTGTTTAATAGATTTCTTTCTTTCTCCTAACTCCTTGTTTAATTTGCTCTGAGTCTTTCCATCGGCATAATTAAGAGCTTTTATAGCTGTGTCTATGTTAGTAGTAAACCAGACTTTTCTTCCTTGAGTCTTTGCAGGATTCCATTGAAAACCTAAAGATTTAGGAGTATCTTTTTCATAATAGGAACAGACAAAAAGATAGGCTTTTAAAGTATCATCATAAGTAAGATACATTACTCACCTACAAGATTAGAGAAAAGTTCATCCATAAACTTCTTATGAATCTCCAACTTTTGCTTGATAGCCAAAAGCTCCGACTCTGTTCTTTTCAACTTCTCTTCCAACATCCTGTAATAAGCATCGTTATGTTTTCCTGCAACGGCTTTGTCTTTCTCAATTCCACACCATTCAAAATAAGAAAGGTATCCACCATTTTCATCTTCAACAGGCACAAAACAAAGTCCTTTCTCCGTTACGGGGACTTTAACACCATTATTTATTCTATATGCTCTGAAAGAATATCTTTTAGGTTTCTTCTCAAGTCTCTTTGTAGCGTTCTCTCTGCACTTTCCTTCAAGAATTATTGCACCATACTGAACAGACCACTCCCCATCATCACACATAGCTTTCCTTCTCTCTCTTTCACCAACATATTCACTATAATTCAAATACTCAAGAGCATCTACACCGGATAGTTCTTCTTCGTCATACCAATAGTCTTCAATTTCCCACCCACCGTTCCTGCGTGCAAGAACCCCTTCTGCCGCTTTCTTTTCAATCCCTCTGATGATATTAGCCAAATGAAGGTCAGACAAATCTTCAAGTCTCATCTCCCGACCGTCTTCGGTTACATGAACATATTTCATAAAATCCTCCCTTTTAACAGAATGAAGAAAGTACA